CTACGGTCCCCAGGGGTAATACGTGCCGCCAGCCACGGGAAGTTGAATAGTCCCCATGGCGTACTGGATCACCTCATCCCCCTTGATGACGGCCAGCGGGAAGGAATAATAAAATGTCCTGGACGGTCTGTTGCCGTCTACATTGAGCAACATTAGAGGGTCCACCGTCCCCGCGGAAGAAATGACGGCCATGCCCGTGATTGTCTCGGACTCATTCAGCAGCAAGTTAAGCCAGACTTCACCCTCCATCATTGGCAAATCCTTGCTTTCCGGGGCATCTCCCAGCACACGGCCATTCAACATGATTTTCCCCGGGGTAATAGTCGCTCCGGTCTTTTGGCCGTTCTCATTGTATTCAAGCTGGACGCGGAATCCGTAGTCGTTCGGCTCCTTCGGTGTGGCCGTCCAAATCACCTCGCCGCGCGGTCCAACGGTCGGGGCCTTGGGGCTGATCCTGGCATTGGGGTCATAGGTCAATTCTGTCTTTTGGTCTTCCACCTGTTGTTCCTGGCTTTCCCGGGCGTCCATGGCCGCCTGATCATTATAAAGTTGCTGCTGGCGGTCGATCATACTCTGAAGGCTTAAATGATCAGGAACTCCCGTAGCAATATCAGTATTACCGGAAAACAAATCCACGGTGATGCCTTGAATCACGGTCAGCATGGTTGCCCAGTCCGGGTTTGCCCCAGTGATAGAAAGCCGCCGCCCCAGCAGCAAGTCCGGGCGGATGGCCGTCAGGGCCTCAACACTCCCGGCCCAGGGGGCAGTGCGGGTCATCTGGTAGTAAGATTCGAGGACTGGCCGATAATTCGGCCAGGGCTGTTCACTGCTTCCGCCTCCTCCGGAAGGCGGAGGAAATGCAGAACCATCCTCCGGGCCAATGGTGCCCTGGCGGTCAACCTTGTAATATCGCTTGCGAACATTGGTCGTGATGCCCCGCCAAGTCAGCCAGTTGTAATATCTCGTCACCTTTCCCCCGTTCACGGTGACGGTTTTCTTGTGGGGGAAAATCAGTTCAAAGCCTTTTTTAGGTGGGGAATCTATATAAACGTATTGCTTAAAAATGACCTCGCACCACTTGATCGCCGTACAGGACTCGGACAGGGAACCAAAAACAAGCTCATACTTGGTAGCCTCCGTGCTGTAGTTGGCTGCATCCTGCCCCTGGACGGCTGGGGTTTCCCGCTGAATCACACCAAAAACGGCTCCGGGCACTTTGGCTAGTTCCGGGATTTTTTTCGTCCACCATTCCCGGGCGTCTTCCGGTCCGGTCGGCATTTTCTCGCCAAGTACCATGACCTCCGGCTTGGCGTAATTGTACGTGGCACTGTCCACGCCATCTTCGTCGTCTTCTTCATCCACGGCCCCGTCCCGGGGGTCTGCCAGCTGGACGATCGTGCAGCCTTCCTGGTGGAGGTCCGCTCCGGCTGGGTGAACCAGCGAGTAGGTTGTGTACTTGCCCCGCGTCATCACCACCCCCACCGCGGGGGGCACCAGGTCCACCCGCTCCGTCAGCTGGATTTTGGACAGGCGGTGCGTGATCCGGTCCAGCGTCACCGGGGAAAGGCGGTCCCCGTCCGCAATGTGCAGCACAGGAGCCGGTCCGGAATAATCAAACCAAGCCACCATGCCGGGCCGGGAGCTTAAAAATTTACGGAGAAGGGAAGCGTGCTTGTCGCAAGCCACCTCCGTGTCCCATATCCATGCCGATTCATCGACATCCACCACGTAATCCGTCACCAGTGCCCCATGCGTCCGGGCGTTGTCCAACACCGTCCGTAGGGCTGCCGCAATCTTGATGCGCCGTTTTTCAGCCGCCCCTGAAGGGATGCCGGAGAAGCTCGCAAAATTGAAGCCGACACGTCCCGCCCCATCTCCGGAACCGAAAAACGTCGTGCCTTCCATCGGCTTCCAGTCGTCGCAAATTAGAACCTGCCACACGTAGCTGGATGCGGACAAGGCGGCATCACACTTGCGCACGGTGCCCTCCAGGACCGTCACTCCGTCCCACGTAACCTGCACGCGCTCCCTGTAGTTGAAGGGGGCCGCATCCATCATATCCCGGCCCATCTGAAACGATACCTGGGCCGGACTGAAATTCTTCCATTGCCAGGCACAGCCCGGAGAAACGTAGTGCGTCAGCTCAATCGTCTTAATGTCCATAACTTCTCTGGGAGTCAATTTTATCCAGGCGACTCTTCAGGTCGGCGATTTGTCCGACCAGTTGTCGGTTGGTCTCCTGGGTCCGGGAATACTTGCCTAATATTTCCTTCACTAGTTCCACCATCTGGTGAATCGCGGGCGTTTCATCTTGGCCGTGGTCGTTTGCCAGGAGAACTTTTAACTGCTCCCCCAGCTGGGACTTTTCGCCCTTGTCCAGTTTGCCGTCCTGTAGTGCCTGGCGCACAACGTCCTCCACCTGGTAGAGTATTTCATAGTCGGAACTTCCGGCCAGCTCTCCCGCCTTCGTCGTGGCCTCTTCCCGGTATTTTCGCATCCATTCCGTCAGTTCCATGGCGGAAGTACTCTTCCCCTGGATGTCTTCGGCCAGGTTGGCCGCCTTCCTGGCGGCTTCTTCCAGTTCCTTGATTTCCTGTTCCTTCCCTTCCTGGTTCTTCTTGCGGGTCAGTATTTCATTCATCTTCTCCCAGGCCTGGGAAGCGGCTTTCGCCATGCCCTGATCAGCCTCCGTGTTGTAGTCGTTCCCGAACTTTTCTTTCAGGGAAGCCAGGAACTTATCCACCCACTTGACATCATCCTTATCCCGCTTGTCCCACAATTTCCGATCCTTGTTTTTCAAGCGGCCAATTGTATCCAGGAACTTGTTCACGCGCTCCTGGGCCTTTTCGCCCCCTTCGGCGTACTTGGCCGCAAAATTGGAAAAGGAATCCACGCTTGCATCCAGCGTTTCTGCGGCGGTGTCCATGGCTTTTTTATTGGCATCCAGTTCTTTCTTGCGCGCCTCCGCAGCCTTGGCAAGAGAATCCGCCGCAGTGCGTGAAACAGTGGAATCCCGCCGCTGGTTATCCTGCCAGGCATCCGTTTTTTTTGTCTCCGCCTGTACGGCGGAATCCGCTTGAACCTGGACGCCCTGCACGGTCAGGACATTCTTCAGCCGGTCCTTGGCCGCTGCCACGGAATCATCCAGGGTTTTTTGTTCCTTGAATAATCCGGCTAATGTTGCAGCCCTGTTTTCTATTAAGTCCTTTGCCGCTTTCAGGGTATCCGCATAAGCTATGTACAAGGCATCCCCGGACTTGCCGCGCACGTCTCCCAGCAGCCCCGTATTCCGGATGCCTTCCATCATCTTGTTCAGGGCGGCTTCCTGCTGTTGTTTTTCTGCAATTAGCCGGGCCATCATTTCCCCGTTGGTAGCGGAGGGCATGCTGGCATCTTTCCGCATGCCATCTATCAGGGCCTGTACGTTCTTCAGGTTTTCCTCGTCCTGGGCCTTCTTTTGGACCAATCCGGCCACCAGCGGCACGCCTACGCCGCCCAGCATGGCCGCCTGCGCCATCTTTCCGGCGGCTTCGTCAATTTCCTTTTCCAGCTTCTTCTTTTTGGCGGCCAGTTCCTGCCATTGCTTCAGGGCCGCTTCCGCATTTTTGTAAGCGTCGGCTTGTCCATAAAATTTCTTCGTGTCTAAATTCTGCACTCCCGCCGCTGCCGGGCTGGACTGGGAAAGGGCCTGCATGCGCCTGATTTGCTCCGCCTTGGCTTCGGCCAGGGCTTCGGCACGGCGCACGGCATTCTCGGCCTGCTGCCGTTCGATTGCCCGCCGTTCCCCGGCGTCTTTGGCGTCGATGGCCGCCAGGGCGTCCCGGGCCTGGCTCTCCGTCATTTCTCCGCGGATTTGTTTTTGCCTGATGATGCTCCGGTTCTTCTCGTTTTCGATCTGTAACAACTGGGCCTGCATTTCCAGGTTCCGGGCTGCCTTTTCATCCAAGGCTTCGATCGTTCTTTTTCTGGCGTCGTAGGCGTCATTGATCTGCTTGACCAGAGCATTCTCCTTCTTCAGGGCGGCCTCCTGGTTCATGCGCCCCAGTTCGGCACTCATTCCCGCCTGCCAGGCTTCCACCTTCGCCTTTCCTTTTGCCAACACGTTCGCAAGCTGCGCGGAAACTTTTTTCGCCCCCAGGCCAAACGCATCATTCAGCGCGGCCCCGGCAGACTGTCCCAGGTTCCACGCCTGCTTGCCCAGGTTGAGAACGTTGGTGGCGTTTTGCAATCCTCCGTTGAATTTCCGCCACTCCTGCATTTTGCCTCCCGCCCAGGTCTGGACCTGGCCGGGGAATTTAGAGAGAGCGTCAATGCTGCGCTGTAGCCATCCGGACTGCTGCTTGACGGCATCGGCAGCACTACCCACCGTCTTGTCCGCGCCCTGGACCGTTGCGCCCAGCGCTTCCAGCCCGTCAATCCTCACGGCCCAGTCATTAGGCGCTGCCGCCTTGTCCTCCGGATACGCGGGCACGGCGCCCGTCTGCCCCCCTACGCCGCCGGAGCCAAATACCGGAGACGTCTTGACCGCCCGGGACAATTCATCCATGCCTTTCTTCACCTGGTCCAGCGTCCCCTCCGGTTTGGTGGATGCGGCCAGGTTCTTGGCCAGCGTGGCGTCCATCCTGGCCAGCAGCGCGGCAATCTGGTCCAGCCGCGCCATCATCCATTCATTCCCGCTCCCGGGTGCGGAAGGAGAAGAAACGGGCGCGCGTCCTTCAGCAGCAGCCCCGCGGGCCACCATGTCCACGGCATCCGCCACCCGGGCAATCCCGGCCTGCATGTCTGCCAGGGCCTTGTCCGTCCGCCCCTGGGAGGACAGGCCGCTGGCTGCCACTCCTTCCGCCCGGGCGATCGTCCCGGCCAGACGGTCCAGGCCCTCCACCTGTATGGTCATCTTGCCGGGGGAGGACGCCCCGGAGAAAGTCCGGGCATCCGCCACGGCTCCCACCCCTCCGGAAATGAGTTCCCGCGGCAGCCCCTTGGCCGCCGTGGAAAGGTCATCCACCCCCTTGCGCACCTGGTTAATCCCGCTCATGTCCGCCCGGGTGCCAAGCGTCATGGATATATCAATATTGTTGTTCATCAGTTGATTTCTCCCGTCAATGCAAATTTGAATTCCACGGCCTGCCAGGCCGCCCCCCTGGCATCGTCAAATCCGTACCAGTGGTCACTCGTCAAAGGGAACGGGTGGGGAGGGTCCACAGTAGCGGTGTACTCCCTCACGCGCTGGGGGCGGCCCTGGAAATAGCAGGTCAACCAGGTAATGCGTCCCAGCGGGTGCAAGGTGAACATCTCCTGAACATCCAGGCCCCAGGCCCGGGCAGCCGCCGCGGTCGGGAAAGGATGCGCCACCGTGCAAGACAGCTGCATCAGGGCGTTGCCCCGTGCCCGCTGAAGCATCCAGGCACTGCCCAGCACGCCGTCCCGCTGCACCTGGACGGATGCCGTGACATCCACCGGAGCCACCATAATATCCCGGGGCTTGCACAGCGTGACCGCATCCAGGCCGTCCGGACGGTAAATCACCGTATCTGTGGACTCGTAAACCATTTGTACAGGGTGGACGGTTGAGAGTTAAGAGTTGAGCTGGCCACTTGTAAAATGCCGGAAGAATTCTATGGCAGAAGGAGATGGTATGATAAAGGAAGGGTAGTCCGCCCGCGTGAACGTCCGGCGTCCGCCCTGGGCATTGATGGCCTCCACATCCAGGATGATAACGGGGATGATGTCCCCCGGAGCACTCCCCCGGACCTGATCCAGATACGCCCAACCCTGGGATGCCTGCCACGGCTCGCCCAACCCTACCAGGGCGGCCACAACATCCGCCAGCGCCGGGGCCTGGCCAGCGGGCAACGTGTCCTGGGTATAGTAGTCGGTCCGGACGTATCCCGCCGCATCCCGGTACACGGCGGCCATCGTAAATTTGTCCCAGTCGCCGGGATGCGGAAAGATGAAATGTATGTATGCGTCAATCATGATAATTTATGCTGTTGGTTGTTCCGGGTCGGCGTACGGCTCCTCCGTCTCGCTGGTGATCCAGCTGTGCTGGTAGGGTTCCAGCCCGCAGCGGATATAAGTATTATTGCCTATACCGTTGAGAATCGTCGGAGATTCCATTTGCACTATCTCTCCATATTCTCCTGCCTGCACATCCAAGTATAAGGTTGGCGCGTAGGACGTGTGGTAGGTATCCCACCCCCTGATGTCCGCCAGCTTGATAACCGTGTCATTTGCCGCCCCTCCTATTATCAGCCACACACTGGCGGCCAGGGCGTCGGTGTAAGATAGCTCGGACTGGGATATCACCAATCGATAGGCCGCGGACGCCAAGCCTGTATTGCTGTTGTAATTAATAGCGGACTCCGTCGTATGTACGACATATTGACGGGGGATGCCGACGCCGATCAGTTCACGCACCCGCGCCTTGTACACCCCATCATAATAGATAGTCACGTCAATCAGGCGGGCAATATCAGGAGCGGATCCGGCCACGGGCCTGAATCGGTAATCATCCCGCCCTGCATCAGGATACTCTGTCCACTCTCCCCCACTGCCTATGATCATAGACACTTTGGTCCAGTATCCAGCACCTCCCCCACTGGCGCGGAGCGGGAGGGAATACCCCAAATTTTTGCTGTAATTGGAGCCACCAACCACACCCGTCGTGCGCATCGTCAGGGATGTGTGCTGATTGACCCCCAGCCGTGCCTCACAGTAACAGCCAGGAGCAATATGGTTGATTGCCACTCCATTGGTGGCCGTGCAGGAGGATGTAATCCAATAGGTGCGCGTCTGGTGCATCATGGCCGCCTGGGCCATCCCCAGGGCATAAGCCCGGTTCACAGACGCCGTATCCACGGCCGCCCCGGCAGCCAGCGGGATATTGACGCCTCCGTTGGCACTGATCATGGCGTCATAGGTCTGCGGCTGTTGCCAGACGTAGGGCTGCGCCACGTCCACGGCCCCCACGTCCCCGCGCGGTATGGTCATGTCCATCTGCCACGATCCCGGCGTGCTGCCGGGCGTCAGGGTGACGGCTGCCTGGCTCCCCGGCGCGCCCGTCGTGATGGTGCCTGCCGTGATGGAAAGGCCAGCCACTGCCTCCTGGGCCTCGTCGCGGGCGACAGCTGCCGATTGCGCGGCAGCCTGGGAATTGGCCGATGCCGTGCGGACGTCAGCGCCCAGTGTCTGAATCTGCGTCACGGTCGCCACCTCCACGCCGCCAACGCTCACCCCCTCGTCATAGTCCACGGTTGCGGTCATCCGGGGCGCCACGTCATATTGAACGATCACGACGGGGTGGGATACCTGGTCGGCTCTGCCCCTCCCATCCTTGACCGGGGTCATCACACCGTGAACTCCCATGGCGTGAGTAGTCAAGTGGTCCGCATCCTGCCCGGCGCAGACCTCCATGATGATCTTGTCTCCCCTGGACAGCGGCACGCCGGGGATAATCCGCCAGGTGATCGGATCGTTATTGCCGGGCAACGGCGCCGGGGATGATACGCCCGCCACCACATAGGCATCAGCCACCAGCCGCCAGATGCGCAGCCAGTACGAGCCAGACGCGGACGTTCCGGAATAAGTCATGGTTACACTCTTCAGGCGGCCATGATCGGGAACTTGTCCGGCCAGCAGCTCGTCGCCCCACTCCATGGCGTAGCAGGCCATCGTGGTCGGCGTTTCTGCCTCCCCTGTGGACAGGACGGACGATCCGGTGGCCGGGGTTACATTCATGCCTGACTTTTGCAGGGCGTCCGGCAGTTGTGCGGCCAGGGCCTCGGCCACCAGGGTGGACCAGTCGGCCAGCACATCATCCGGGGGCGCATAGTCCCCGGCCAGCAGGTCGGCCCGGACCGTCACCCGGATCAGGCGGGACGTGCGCTGTGCCCCGTCCGGAGCTACCAGCACCACCTCGCCCACCAGGTCAATCCGGTCCCGGCCCTCCATGGCATCGGCCAGTTGCGTCGTGTTGACGGACAGGCTCCCGACATAGGCAACGCCCAGGGCATCCTCCACCCGTTCCAGTCCCGTGGCAGCCAGCACCAGCGCATTGTCCCCCAGTGATTTTTTGATTGCCAGCACGGGCGCCTCGTCGGAATCCGCGGGCTGGCCGGGGCCGTCAGTCAGCACGATGCGGAGGGGTATCTTGTCACCCCGCACCAGGGTCATGTCGGTCAGGTGCACATGGCCCTCCGTGGTCAGGGCCAGCGTTTGAACATCTACGTAAATAATCATGATCGGATAGGAAGGAAGGGGGAAGCGGAGCCGCCGCACCCGGGCGGCTCCTGGATGGGTTTATTCTGTCGCCAGCTTGGCCAGCGCCAGGCTCGTGAACGTAGCCAGGGGGGAATTCTTGATGGAGAGTTCGAATTCACACGTCACTGGATCAGAGGCGAAATTCGGGGAGTTGGTGAGGGATAAATCCCCCATCACGCAGAACTCGGCCAGCTTTTCGGCGTTGTTGCCGGAATTTCGCAGTTCTCCGTACACCCAGCAGCGGACGTTGCCGGAAGATGAAAACGGCATTGCCGCCTGATCATCTTCCAGGCTGTCCGCCACACCGAAGGCCAGCTGAATGGCTTCCGGCGTCACCTCCTGCGTGGTGAATTTGATCTTGGATTGCTGGGCGATCGACAAGTCGCGCATCTCGTAAAATCCCGCGTCGTTCACGCCTTCCACCGTCGCCGTCTTCTTCTGGCGTTCGCTGGTAGCCGTCTTGATCTTGCCCAGGGTCAGCCACGGACCGGGCTTTTCCGGGGTGGGGGCGTCGGGCTTGGCCCCTTCTCCCACCGTGTTTTCTGCGGTGACGGGTTCACCGAATTTTGCAATGCGGATGATCATGCCGCCGATCAGGTTATCTACAAATCTTTTTTCGTATGCCATGTGCTTGTTTCAGTTAATAGTTAAAAGTTAATGGTTAATAGTTGCGTTTCCTGGCTGTCAAAATACCTGGGCGCCGGCTTTTGCCTTGTCGAGTGCCGCGGCCTGGTCGGGCGTCACGTTCACCAGCTCCCCGGCCAGGTAGGTCATGCCGCTGATATTGGTGCCCGTCTTGGTGACACGCACCTTCACCAGTTGCGGCTTGGCCTGTTCACTGGTGCCTGCTTCCCCCGCGGCTGATGCCGGGGCCGTCTGTTCTTTTTCTGTTTTTGCCATGTTGTTGCTATGGGTTCAGGGTTTCTCGTATCGAGAGAAAAATCACTCTGCCGTCCACGTTAATCAGTTCCGGCACTTCCTCTGTACTCAATGCCGTAATCTCCGCCACCCAGGGGGCTGTCCCGGCCAGCTCGTCATTGTGCGGGGACCATTTGCGCAGCCGCCGCAGCACGGCGGCGGTCAGGGCGGAAAGGCGGCGGATCGTGGGGACAGCCCCCACTTGCCCGGTCATCATGACCAGGATGGCCGCCGTGGCGACAACCACGCCGGGGTCCGGCATGTCCACCCCTTTCCAGGGCGGAGGCTGTGGAGCCTGGGGCATGACCGCGATGGCCGCATCATACTGCGCCACGGCCAGGGCAAGGTTGTTCACTTGGTCTCCCTTGTCAAATGGGGAGGCCATCACGTAATTGGCCAGTTTTGCCTGCCCGGCCAGGCGGTCAATCACCGCCTGGGCAAATACGTATTCGGGGCCGTCTGGAAGGTCGTCATTCATCGTTTCGTGCGTTTGGAAATTCTATTTGCCAGGGTGTCCACGGCGGAGGTTTTCACCGTGTCCGTCAGCTCCGCATCGGATGGCAGCACGGTGCGGTCGGGGTCGTGCGTCACGGATTTAAGGAGCAGCCCCAGGGGCGTGACTTTCTGCCGTTGGCCCTTGTACATGCGCTTGCGCTCCTGGACGCGGGCCAGGTAGGGCAATCGGCTTTTGACGCTGTACAAGACCATGATTTCCTCCTGGGGAATTCCGGCCTCGGCCAGCGTGATCCGCCTCTTGCGCAGGGGGGAATCCGGCCCGGGGACAAGAAGGCTTTTGGTGGGCCGTCCCGTCACGGGAGATATGCGGCCAGTCGCCTGGACCGTGCCGCCCAGCAGGTGCAGCCTGACGCCCGTATGGCTCACCGTCACGCGGGCCGTCCGGCCATCCATATGGCTTTCCGTAGCCTCCGCCGCTCCGGCCCAGTAGTTCCTTGATCCAGTCTGCTGGGATCGATCTATGAAATGATTTTTGAGCAAATCCCGCAAATCGTCCCCGGCGTGCCGGGTCATCTCCTGCAAATCATCCGGCGTGACCATCCTGGCCAGGGCCACGGACATGTCCAGGTTCACCTGTAAACTGATCATGCCCGGCCTCCTTCCATGATTGCCTTGTCCCCGCGGATGCTCACTTTCACATCCAGGTTGCGGCTGATCCAGTCGCGCAAATCCTGATCGACGCCCTTCATGCTCGCTTCGGCGCTGCTGAAATCTTCCTGTCCGGATGCCGCCGTGTCCTGCAAACCGTCCGCCGATACGGATTTAACCCCCATCCCGCTGTTAAAGTCAAAAGGCGGGTAGCCCGTGCCCCACCGGGACAGCAGCTGCCATATCCGGCTATTCACCAGGGCACGCTTTCCCTCGGCATCCACGCCCAGCCGCTCCGCGGGGGAAAGCTGCGCATACGCTTCTTTCCAGCGTGTGTCCCAGTCCCGCGGCTCTTTCCGGTCTCCCACCCGCACCAGCTGCCAGGCGTGGGGCCTGTCGTCGGCCAGCAGGTTTTCTTTCCAGGCATAGTTCCGCGCCTGGGCCACGGTCTGGTCAAAAATCAAATTCTGCCTGCCCGGTGTCGTCATGTCCCGGATCGTCCCCTCGGCATCCTCCGGGGCCTCGTAGTTGTAAAATTTAAGTACGGCGTTCAGAAACTCACGGGCGGAAGCATTCAGCCATTTCCCGGAAAGGATCTGCCGGGAACCGTCCCGGATCGCTTGCACCGTCTGAAGATGATTGCAGCCAGCCGAAAAGATAGCCCGCACCGTGAATTCCGTGTCCATTTGTTCCAGCTGGGCGGAATTCAAGTTGGTCGGCATCAGCCGTTTTTCCATCAGTGTTTCCTCGGCGTTTGGCATCTTCTCTTGTCTTTAGTCTTTCGTATTTGCCCGCAGGAACTGCGGGCTACATCACCCCTCCGTGGCGGCTCATGCCCCACCGGGGCGGGCGGCCAGAATAGTGCGGGCTGGGGGTCTTGCCGCTGGCGTCATCCGCGATCACGTAACTACCGCTGGACAACTCCCGCAGCACCTCATTGGCATGCTTCCATTCCCCCACACGTTCCTCGGTCATGGACAGGGCAAACCGGACCAGAACGCGGTAACGCACAATCGCCCCGGCCTCCGCCATCAGTTCGGAGGGGATGCAATCAGAGCCTCCCTGTAGCTTGGTGCGGCCTCCGGAGGCAATGCGGCTCCGGATCGTGGCTGCCGTTTCAGCGAGTATTCCCGGGATGGGATCGGGCTGCACCTGGGCGCGGTCGCGTGTCACGCTCGCCAGTTCCCCGGCGTTCAGTACCTGGTTCAGTACATCTTCAGTTAATGGTTCCCACATGGTTTTTCTTCTGGTTGTAAGTTCCGGGGGCGGAGTTGCGCCCCCGGAACAATGCTCTTCAATCGGCCATTCCTGGTTACGATACTTCGATGCGTGCGGCGGCTGCCGGATTGGTCACTTTCCGGTGGGTGGACCAGTACATCATGTCCACCACTTCCAGCGTCCGCTCTTCGGACAGGATTTCCGGGCCGGACGGCTCCAAGGTGAAATCCTTGGCTGCTGACATGTCGTTGCGCGTCGGCGCGTCCTGGGAGTAGAACATGAAAATGTCCGATCCCATAATGCCCTGCATCTTGCCGGACTTCCCGCGTGCTGCGGGCTGGTAGGGCATGGATGCCAGGGACACGTCAAGGTCCGGGAACACCAGCATGTTCTTCAGGATGTCCAGGCTGGCAGTCAGCTCCAACCCCTGAAGGCGGTTCACAAAGAACGGATGATTCTTCATAGTCACCCAGGCTTTCAGCCCCAGGATCAAATGCGTCGGCTTGCGCCCGATGGCCGCCTGGATCGTCAGGGCCATATTGTCCAGCTCCTGGACGATGTTGGCTTTCTGTCCGGCGGTACTGGTCCAGTTGCCGCTTCCAGCCGTGACAGGCACCCCGGCTTTCCAGATGGTGACAGCTTCAACTTCCCTCGTGACCAGCTGGGAGCTGATCAAATCCTGAAGGTTGCTTTCCCGTTCATCATCCCCTCCGCCGTCCTGTTCCATGTCGAATTTCCAACTGCCGACCTCCAATGCGTGGGGCTTGCAGTTGTAAAAGTCGTCCGTGGCGTTGGTATCGATCCGCGTGGGGCTATTGCCCCGTGAAAGGGCCGTTTTATACACTCGGAATGCGTTGTCGATGTCCCGCTTCTTGTAACTCCCCACGGCGGTTTTCACCCCCACAGTGGGAAACAATTTGCGACTGATGCTGTCCGCCTCGTCCGCATAAGCGGCCTGGCACAGCTCGGTTAAATACCCGTTATAACTTGCTGCATTTTGAAACATATAATGTTAGTATCTATTGCTTGTTGTTGGTTGTTGCGTGCGTCAGGCTCCGGCAGAAGACGCCAGCACGGTCGGGAGGGTCAAGTAGGATTCCAGGAGCTGCTCCCCGGTTCCCGGCTCGCAGGCCACGGCCACCAGGGTTCCGGTATCTCCGGCCTTGGCGGTGCCTCCGTCGTCCAGGACAAGCCTGGTTCCCTCTTCCACGCTGCCGGGGGATGCGCTCAACCGCACCCCCACGATGCCCTGATGGGCAGGCAGGATGTAATCCGTGTCTTCTCCTTCGTCTCCGCCGACGTGGACCACGCCCAGAGGGATGTCGGATTCACCACACAAGAACAGCTTGCCCGATGCGTCTTTTTTAATGAAGCAGCCTTCGCATTTGCGGAGGTCTTCGCCACTTTCCGCCCTCATGACGGCCTGTTGATGGATAATTGCCATGTTGTTTACTGGTTAAAAGTTAATAGCTGGTGCGGCTTACTTCTGCCCCAGGCGGGATTTAGCCATGTTTTTCGCCTTCCAAAACGAGCAGGTGCGCCCGGCGTTGCGTTCCTGTGCCTGGATTTCTTTAGCCGTGTTGGTTAGCAACCTGCCGCGTTCCGCATCCATGCTCACGGTTCCCTTGGTAGCCTTCGTCGCCGGACGGAATCCGGGGCGGGCATATCTCGGAGCAGTGGCGGGAGGTGCACCGCCGCCCTTGCGGTTGATCAGCAGATTGATCATCTTAATACCCAGGTCGCGATTGGTCAGCAGTTCGTCCTTCAGGTCTTTCCGTGCCTCATCGGGCAGGTCCTTCAGTTCTTCGCTGTTGAGCAGCGTTTCCGCTTCCGCTTCCGCGGCTTCTTGTTCCGCGGCCATCAGTGCGTCGATGGCGGCTTCCACTTGTTCAAGCGTGGCGTCTTCCGGCAGGCCCAGCTTGGCGGCGATTTTTTTCAATTCTTCCATGTTGTCTGTTTGGTTTGTGTTGTCGTTGGTCGGCGCGGCCTGACTGTTGGTGATCGGGCGCTGGCCGGGGTTGTTGGGCTGGTTGGTTAGGGCCAGCCCGACGAGTTGCAGGGGGCGGATGCGTCCGCCGCCCAGGTTCGCGCACAGCTCCACGCTGTACACAGTCGAAAAATGTTTATAGATGCGGTCTTTGACCAGGGGCCGCCCCAGCGGCGTCCATTCGATCCAGACGCAGAGCTGCAAGCCTTCATCCGTTGGCAGTCCGGCAAGCTCCCGGCCCCAGCCATAGGCCCGGGTGTCCCGTACCCCGGTGACAGACACATGCTCCACGTCAATGAGCAGTCCTTCTTCCGGCACTCCCGCTTCGACGATGGCCCGCACGGCATCGTCGTCGATGACCTGGACATACTGCTTGCCTTCCTGGCTTGTCTGGGGATGCTCCCCCCAGCGTTCCACATGATACCAGCCGTCCCCCGGGTTTTCCCAGGGCTGCAAATCCTCTAATGTGATGGTTTTAATCCTTGTTGACATTCCGTGTGTGTTGGTTATGTTATTGCTACGGTGATGCGCGGCCTGGGGGCCATCCGTTAAGGACGCGTTAGCCCGTGCGGGGAGATGGCCCTCCCGTCCGTACTTCTTCTATCGCTTGTATTTCAGGGTTCCTTTTCTCATTTTTTCGGCTCCGTTCAGGCGGCGGCTATGGAAAAAGCTTCTCACCTGTCCATCCTTCCCGGCGACAAATCCGCTCATGGCAAATTTTCCGGCGTCATCCTTGTACACGCGCAGGTAGGTTTTCTGGCCGTTGTGGGATTCCCAGACTTCGTGCGGGTCTTTCACGGCCCGGACCGCTTCGGACAGCCTGCGCAATCTGCGGTTCTGTTCTTCCGGAGTCTTCGGGGGCACGGTGGCTTCCCAGTGGTCCAGGACGCCCTTGCTAAATTGCACGTCCTGGCCGTCCACGGACCGGGCGGAAAATCCCCGCGTCAAGGCTTTTCGTGCCCGCCCGGTATGGCTGTGGCTGCTTGCAGGGTCGGGCTTCAGCTCGGAGAGTTTTTCCAGCCCCAGACTTTTGGCCGTCCCGGCTTGGCCGATGGCCTCATGCTGCCCGCGGCCCCGCTTATCCCAGCCCTTCTTGGCCCCTTCGCTGGTGCCGTAGTTGGCCAGCAGGTTTTCCTGACCGCCGTTTCCGCCTGAATTTGCGTTTTGCCGGGGGTCTGCCGGGGTGTTTCCGCCGTTTTCCGGGTCATTGACCACTTCCAACCCTGCGGCGCGTTTCATGGCCGTTTCCAGCCTTGCCGCATCCAACCGGATCATGTTCTGGGACGGCTGGGCGTTGAGTAGCTTTTCAAGCAGTTCTTTCTCCTTGGCCGTCAGGGGGGCGTTGTCCCGGGTTTGTTCAATATCTACCAGTGCCCGATGGAATCCTACCGGATTGTTGTTCTGCCTGTTCGTCAGAAGGGGAAAGGAGGGTGGCTGCTCCTGGGTCGGCTGCGGCGCCCGGTAAGTGACGGTATAGCCGGACGCTTCGCTCACTTCTTCCTCGTCGGCAATATATCCCGCGGCGGCCAGTTTCGTGATGTTGTCCACTTGCTTGCCCACGTCCTCCGGTTCGGCGTATTCCAAGGTCCAGTAAGCCAGGTGCGGTCGGCGCGGAAAGTGATGGTCCAACAGGCGGCGGGAAAGCTGGCGGTTGAAGCTTTCGGAGATTTCCGCGCCCTCGCCCGCGGCCAGCATCCTGAATGTTTCCTGGTGGGCGTTGCCCGCCAGCGTCCCGCTTCCGGATTCCGCCAGCACGGTCAGCTCCCCACCCGTGCCGCGGCGCACGATTTGCTTGTCGCACCACTCGCAGCGCTGCTTGAAGGTGTCTCCCCCGCGGGCCGTCGTTTCCACGGTCTTAATATCCCCTCCGTCCGGATAGCCGCCGCGCCCGTCTCCGATCATCTCTTCGGCGATTCGGTCATATTCCCGTGCCTTTTCGTCAGATGTTCCAGGAGGATATTTAAAAAATATCGCGGGATTGCCAAACACGTCGATGAATCCGTCCCAGCCGTCCAGGGCATGAGCCTTGGCACAAATCGCAAACATGGCGGGCAGGTCCACGGGCCGGAGGCATTCCCGGATGATCAGGCGGCTTTCGTCTATTGCTTCCAGCTTGTGGCATGACCTGTCGGCGGATTCGTTGTAATACCAATTCCCGCCCTTCACAGGCCGGGCCATCAGCCACTGGTCCACGGGTTCCATTCTGATTCGTCCGCCTCCGGACACGGGTTCCAGGTGCGCGTACCCCCTGAACGTGGCCGATCCCATGAACCGCACCGCATCCCGCAAGTTGTCGATCTTGCCGTAATACTCCGCCAGGCATTTCTGCTGTTCGTCGGCTAGGGTCTGCAAGTCCGGGTTGTCGCCGATGGCCTTGGCGTCCACCTTCACGTCGTCGGCCATTTCCGCCAGGGCGGAGGCGCGGCGGTCCAGGACCGTTCCCAGCATGTCGTCCGTTTCCTCCAATGCTGCCCAGCACAGCATCACATCAGCATACTGGCCTTTCCGGTATAGCTCATAGAGGCATCGGGCCTCTTGCGGCGTCAGATAGGGCAGCGGGTTCCGGCCTTCCTTTTGAGCGCGCCGGGATAAAAAGCTAATCAGCCTGATCATTCCCGTGCGGAAGTTGCCCGGCCTGCCGATCATTCTGTTTACGATTTGAGGTAAAAATCTCATGGTGTCTAAAATCTCCTGGTTCTGATGCCGCCCCAGCGGCGGGGGCCGGAGGCCCGGTTACTGCTCTTCCTGCTCTTGCCCTGGCGGGACTTGTGCCGCCAGGATGACGGGCTGCATGATTCCAGCCCGGTTCCGACGTGCCCCCAGTAGGATAATTTCCCGGAGTCAAACGTGTCCGCGTGGTTGCCCTGGGCATCCACCGACGCCTCAAACCGTGCGCCGTTGCGCGTCACCAGGCGGTGGTCCGTTTCCAGCCATTTGCCCGGAGGCATGGCAATGAGACCATCTTCCAGGGCGGAGCAATACGCGGCCCCCATAGCCGTCTTGGCGTCGGATTTTTCGCCGCAGTATATAACCACTTGCTGCCCATAAAACCCCACTACCCGGATCAGGCCGGACAGGTCTTTAGCCAGTTCCCTGGCCAAGAATTTTTCATTGCTGGTGTCCACCACCAGCACGCCGCGCTGCTCGCGAGGCACGGCGCCAATGACCAGTTCCAGGATGCCCAGCATGACGGCGTAGTGCTCCGTCTTCCACCTGACCACCAGCCGCTGCCAGTATATGCGGTCCCAGTATTCGGTGGCCGTCAGACTGCTGGGGTTGGATTTCTTGCCTTCGGTGGATGCCACGTCCAGCCCGAAGCATACTTTCCCGGTACACAGGTTTTCCTTCCAATTCGGGGACAGGGCTTCGCTAATCGCAATCATGCGCACACCTCCTCCCCGGCCAGGTCCAGGCCCGTGCAATGGCCCAGGCCCATGTTTTGCGCCCGGTTCAGCCAGCCCAGTGGGATGGCTGCCGTGCCGCCCTGGATAAACTTCAGGCCATAGTTACGGTCCACCGACGCGCGGTCCAGGCTGTGCGCCCTGAATTCTTCGTAGGGCACCACCTTGCCGGACAGCGGATCATAGAGCGGCAGCCCGGCCAGTTCAGCGTCCAGGGCGTCCACGCGGTGGACCGGGTAACCCTGTTCCGTCTTGTACCAGTTCCCGGCAGCATTCGGGACAAACTCCCGCAGGCCGGGATTAAGCAAATCGTAAGTGTAATGCGTATCGTCCGCGGGCGGTGTGCTAAAAAGCCAGAACAGGAATTCCGGGTTGCGTGAGATGATCGGTTCCACCGCGTCCCAGACGCCCTTGAAGTCCGGCCAGAAGCCGATTTCATCACCATACACGTCCCCTGTCCAACCGCGGGCCGTGTCGGGATTGGGGGCGAGTATTTTCGTGCGGCTGTACGCCGTGCGCGTGTGGTAAATCCTCACCTGGGCCGCCTGCTTGTCCATCAGTTCCGCCAGATCATCCACATTCAAGAGTTCTTTGGTTCCTGTGTCGATGACGTTGCCCCCCAGCTGTTTTCCCAGCTTGTCCTGGCATGCCTTCAGCGCGGCCAGGGCGTCGTGCCAGATGGTCGCTTCCTTTTCCACAATCTCTTTCCCGGTTGCAATACTTGCCGACACGAAAAAGCAATTCCTCCAGGGCTTTTCGATCATGCGGTCGATGGCCTTACTGGCAATCGTGTAGGACTTGCCGCCCTGCCGCCGCCACATGAAAAAGCAGATGCGGAAAGCCACGCAGAACGCGGCGTCCTGAAAGGCCAGCAGGTTGACTGCCCGGTAATTGTCAGGATGATGGGGCATCTACAAATTCGGGGGTGACGGTTTTCCTCTGGCCGAACAGCAGGGTGCGCAGCTTGGCCAGCTTGCTTTCGTTGGTTTCGTGGCTGCCGACAATCGCCTGAACATCCGGGCTGGTGGCCTTGTCCAGGAGTGCCTGGGCGGCGGTCATTTGCCATTTCTCCTGTTCCATTTTCAGCCTGGCTTCATCCTGGCGCACCTTGTCGGCATCTTTCAGGATACCTGCAATAATTTTCAGGCTCTGCACATCCCCGCCCGGCATCATCGCCAGTTCAAACAAGCGTTCCCGGAGCGCCTGCATGGTAGCCTCGTCCATTCCGTCCAGACTGATCTTCTTCAGGGCCTCTACGGTCCGGTTCTGCCGGGCAAGCTTGGCCGGATAAATCTGGGACTTGTAGTATTCGGATATGGACGTAATGCTCAATTTGATGCCGTCCTCGACCAGTCTTTCCTGTATGGCCCGGTATGGCTGTCCGGTCAGCAGCATCTCGTCCACTTCATCCTTCAGATAAGGCGGCAAATTCCCGATGGTGCTATCTGGTCTCAACTTGCGCATACAATCCTAACCTATTAGCTGTTCACTTACATCTGCCCCAGGGCAAGCCGTCCGGCGTCCGTGATGATCCATTTCCGGATTCCGGTAAATTCGTTCCGGCGTCCACCGATGAAGGAAAGGCCCTCCAAATACTTCAGGGACTCTTCCAGTTCTTGAAGGGTAGGGTTCGGCTCCACATCGGCATACACGTCTGCCCGAATGGAAGCATCCGGCATCGGGTAGCCTTCAGGCGCTTTATCCAAGGATTCCAGGATGGCAATATTGATTTTCGTTTTCCTGTCCATGATTCAAATTCGTGTTTTGGGCTTGCATACGTGGTCGCGGATCACGGATACGATCCCCACCAGTTCCCCCATGGTATTGGCTAAATTGTCCATCCGCTCATGGGCGCGGATTTCCGTTTTCCTGATCAGGCTCCGCATGCCATCCAAATCTTCCTTGATGGCTTTCACTTCTTCCCGCGTGGCAAACTTATCTTCCAAATAGACGCGCTTGGCTTCGTCGTCCGGGCTTGCCTGTCCCTGGCGCTTGCGGGTCGTCACGCCGTAAGTGATCATGGAGCTGACCACACTGGCAATGATGATACCCACGGCCTGGGGGTCGATACCTGCGGCGGTGTCTGCAATCACGTTCAGCATTACAACAGGTCGGCAAGGGTGGACGTGCCCTGGGTATAGGCACGATGCAGGGCGGCGGTAGAGATTTCGCCCAGCTGGATATGGCCGGGGTCGTAGATGGTGCGGAAGTCTCCGCCCCATACCAGGCCCGCCTGGCGGGTTGCCTGGGCAAGGGGAGTGTAAATGGATTTCGGGCCTTCGCTGGGGGTCCAAATATCTTTCCCCCCTTCAAATAAGCAAAAGTCCGCGGCCAGGCCAAAGTTGTGCATGCTCTGGCCGCCCTTGGCCCGGGTGACGCGGGGGCGCTTATTATATAAAGCGTCCTGTTCGTCGTAGGTCCGGACGCCGCAGATGATTTTCCAATCGGCCAGCTTCCGCATAGCTACGATCACCTGGCGCACCCGCATGGCGGCCAGCGGCTGCAAGGTCCACAAATAAGACTCGGAGCGGCTGTCTACCTGGCCGTATTTGGCTTGCAGCTGCCCGTGGCTGATTTCCCACTGCGTAGCGGCTTCACGGGTCAACGGTCCGGTTAATCCGTCCAGTTTGCCCCGGTAAAACCCGGCAAACTTCAAGGCTCGCTGCCAGGACAGCGTGTTCATTTTTAGCTCGGCGTACTTCATGATGCTTCTGTTAACTTTTAACTGTTCCCTATTAACTATTTCCCCATCTGCACCACAGCGGGGGCGATCACGACATCAGGCATGTCTTGCGCCCAGCTTAGGCTGTGGTTTTCCCTGTCAATCACTAGGGATGATCCGCCGCGGACAATCACCGCCTGCCCTTCGGACAAGCTCACGCTGGTGGGCGCGGGGGCCTCGTTGCTACATGATCCGATCAGCAGTACCAGCAGCATGACGAGCACCAATCCGAGACCGTTCTTGATCTTCTTCAGCTTTTCGGAAGAGTCAGGAGTCCCGGCCCCGGCTATGGACGAATTCGCCAGGTCGTTGTTGCCTGGCAGGGGCCGGGACTCCAATTCATTTCCGGTTCCGTCCCCGGTTCCGGATTCGCTATCATCGTCAGATGAAATTTGATGCTTCCCGTACGTGATAAACCGCAGCAGGACGTTCACGCCGCCCAGGGCGGTCACAAAATCCACGGGGTTGTTTTCCAGCCATTCGCGGACGGATGGTAGGAGCAGGGACAGAAGGGCGGCAAGGTTGATCCAAAACGTCCGGGACAAGTACCAGGGCGAGGACTGCTTTTTGCTGGTAGTTTTCGGAGCAGAACATTCGGGCGTGAAGGGACTAGCCCCGGCGTCTCCCGACGCGAGGGAATCAATCCCATTATTACCACGAGTCAATTCATCACTATTGCCATTTTCAGCTCCGCCAAAATCTTGCTTGTTGGTCATGCGGGCACTCTAGCCCATGCACCGGATTCTTTATGTGGCATTTGCGGCGTTTGTGGCAAATGTGGCAAATGCGTTAAAAAAAATTAAACGTCGTCTGCATCATCTTCCCGCGCCGGATGGCTTCCGCCCTGGATGCAGCGGCCATCTCCCGCACTTGCCTTTCCCACAATAGTTTTTTTGTGCCTCCTGGGACGGCTGGCCAGGCATACAATTCCCCCCGCATGATCATGCGCCGCACTGATTCCCGGCATACCCGTAAAATGCGGGCAGCATCGGAAACGCTACATTCCGGCCCAGCGGCCCAGCGGCGCAAGTTTTCGTCCATGCGCCCATGTTATCACAGGGTTAACGATTTTTCAGGAGTGAGGGGCGCAAAAAAGGCCCCATGCTGAAAAATCCAGCATGGGGCCTTGCCTGGTCGGTCTGATGCTACAATCCTCTTGACCGCTTGAATTCTTTTAATTCATCCACGTCAATGGTGTAAGTCGCATAAGTAGCATGCAGATGCCATTCGCTATGCTGTGCGACATAGTTGATTCCATCTTTGCGGCTGAAAAAGATTTTCACGTCCAGGTCTTTTCCTGGTTCAACGGTGATAAGGACATAGAGATTCATCAGTTTTTCCGGTTCGGTTTGGTTTCAATCCACGCGCCGGAGATGGCGCGAAAAGGTTAGATTCATTGCTTAATCTCGGCTGGCCTTCTTCCTCCTGACTTGCGCACCACTTGACCGTGGAGGTTGATGATAAATGCCAATGCCTTGTCCCGTCGGCGCATGGCAACGTCCAGCTCCCTCGTCCGCAGAGGGAACCGACGTTGCACGGATATATGTGTTTCTGTGTTAAGCATGGTCACCCGGAGATACCACCACCCCTTGTTGGACCAGATATGATGACGAGGGTTACCAGCACAATTAGCTGTAGAGATAAGCACCCAGTTACTCATGGCTGCACCTCCTCGTCGATTATGATCACTGTATTGCTCCATCCCCGGGCCGTCTTCGGTTCGGGTTCCGGGGTGACAGCCCTCCGGGCGGCGTCCTGGACAAGCCTGGACACCGGGACGGCTCCCACATGGTCCGCCAGCCCTCCCGGGGGGATCGTTTCCGGCATGGCGTGCGGTTCGTAGGTTTCCAATCCTGTTTCTTCAGCCATCTTCCGGGATGCGGCCCGTCCCCGGTTGATCACCGTGTAATTCAGATGGCGGACATGTTCCGGTTTGGCAAACTTCCGCAGCTGGTTGTATACATCCTTGTCTGTGCAAGGGAGATGGAGCTGGTCCCGCACAACTTCCGCCAGATAGTCCGGCCCGGTTTCAAATCGCTGCATGCTGTCCCGGAGCAAGTGCAGTTCCTTGTCCATCTCCGTGTACGTGTTGTCTTTCTTGACTTTGTCCCCCAGGTAGGCGGCAAACCGATTATAAATCAGTATGTAATCCTTTTGTGACGCCTTGGTGAAAGACTCCGTGTATCCGGTGGCCTTCCAGGTTTCATCGTGCCTCCACTCTTCCAGTGACGGTACCGGGCAGCCGTATGCTTGCAGCTTTTTGTAAGCCCGGGCGGCCAGCTGCGCCAGGACGGCCTTCTGTTTATTTGATAATGGCTTTTTCATTGTTGGTATGTGGTTTAGTAGCTTTGATGCGTGCAGTTTCTGCGTTGTATTCTTGGATCACCCGGATCAGGTTGTTTTTCCGGTCTTCCTCCATGCCGTAGATGATACTTTTCCCGCCCTGGGGCATAATCACCGTTACGTCGTAGAGGCCGGATGGCCTTTTGCGGCATTTGTATCTGGTCATTGTCCTTTCAGGCATGCTGTTTGCGTTGTTGCTTTACCTTTTGGAGTTTGAGGGCCAGCATGTTTACCATGTCCGCCCATTTCAGGTTCGATGCTGTCAGGCATGGTCCTGGTCCTCCAATTTGTTTTTACCTTCTTGCGGGCACTTGGTCCCCCACGTACAACCGTCTTTCTCCGGGTCCACATACCAGTGGCTGTCCGTGCCCAGGAGGTCACATTCATGTTGCTTTCCTGGCTGGCGCAGATGGGGCCGGGAGGGGATGCAACGTGTACAGTCCCGGCACATGGTCCAGTGTTCCGCATCTCGCAGGATGTCCCCAGCTTCTTGTATTGTATAAACCGTGATCCTGCCCTGGTCTCCGTGCCATTCCCTCATCCCGGCTTGATGGCGTATGGTATCTGCCTTGCTGGCATAAGTGAAATATCTTGCATCAGCACCGGGGATGAAAGCCACGGCTATATAACGGGCGGCTTCCCAGTAAAATGTGTTCCTAATCATTGCTGGCCCTCCTGGTTTAATCTGGTGACTGTTTTCCCCAGGCTGATGATGTCGCGCATGATCCGGCCAAGTTCGTCCATTGTTTCGTGCCCCACGATTTGAGCCACGCTTAGTTTTTCCAGTTTGCCTCCAGGATCGCACATGATGCTTACCGCATGATGTCCGTCTTCCGTGATGACGTCCTTTAAGGTGATGGTGAACGTGGTGCCGTCCGGGTCCGGGGTAAGCTTGGGCGGCAGCTGCTTTTCTTTTTGTTGATTATGTTGATTGTTACGCATGATAATAATGGGGTTAATGGTTAGTCCTGGTATTCGTCTTCTTCGGTTCCTTGTCCCGCCTGCCAGGTCTTCGTGGTCTGGTCATAGACCAGGTAATCGGGTTCTCCTGGGCGCGGCAGCTTGCCGTGCGCAAGGCGTCCACATCCATCCTTGATCAGGTGCAAGACGAGCTGGAAGGCGTATCCTAATTCTTGCAGGATTTCTCCCTTGATGTCTTTGTCCGGCAAGGGGATGTTAAGTAACAGGTGCTCACATGCGGCAGCCATAAACTGATCGGCCATGTCAATGTCGTCCCGCTGATCTCCAACGAAATGATCCATCCAATCATCATCTGACGTGTAAGATTCATACAGATGCAATAATTTGTCAGACCATTCAAATGCCTTGTCAGCCCATTCATTTTCGGGGTCAAAACTATGGGGGATGGCGGACAGGGCATGCCAGCCCAGCAGGCAGGTCATGCCGATTTCCGATAAGTCCTGCACCAGCTGCGGATCGCGCAGGTTGTCAGGCGTGGCGGCAGTCACCCACGGGTGGGGCTGCGGTGTTGTCGTGATGTCTTGATTCATGGTTTGGTTGTATATGGTGAGGTTAAACGTCTTCCGGCATGATGCCTTTTTCCATGTCCAGGAGTTTTTGGATCGCTCCCAGGTAATAGTCCCAGGTCACGGGCACGCCCGCTTTTTTGGCGGCAACCCGGGCCAGGAACATGCGCTTGGTAATCACGCCGTACCCGCTTTCCTGGGCGGCGGCTTCGACGGATGCCCGCAGGCCCGCGTCCGGCTCCGGGAATCCGTAAAATTCCCATACCTGCCGCAAGTCCTCCGTGCTGATGACGGAGGGCAGGCGGTATACCCGGCAGGCGTTGCGCTTGGATAGCTGTTGCAGCATGCCGGACCAGTTCGGGTCATCTTCCATGGCTGCCAAAAATTCGGGAGTAGCTGTCAGCAGCAACCCGCAGCCGGACATGTCCCGCAGTTCCCGGACCTGTTCCACGCCTTTCATACCCATCTTGTCGCTACGCAAGACATGGTGAATTTCATCGATAATCAGCAGGTGGTCCGGGGTCAGGTAACGCAGGATGCGGTCGATCATTTCATCCTGCTTCAGGTTAGGCGGCGCGCCGATCTGCTTGGCGATCCGATAGAGCAGCCGCGTAGGACTGGCGGACACGGGGCAGCGCACCAGCACCACCTTGTCCGCATGTCTCCGGGCGTATTCTTTCACGGCTTCGGTTTTGCCCCACTGCGTAGGGCCAATTAGGATGCCGGAAAAATGATACCGCCTTGTGAATTCGGCCAGGTCCATCGTGTAGCGTGCCAGGGACGTCTCCACAAATGGCAAATCTTCACCCGTTTGCTCTACAGCTAACCGGGCACGCAGGGCGGCCAGGGATGCCAGATGCGGTTCCGCGTTGGCTTCGTAGGTGCCTTTCAGGATGGAGCGCATGGTCCTGGCGGACACTCCGGCCTGGGCGGCCATGTCGCCCAGGGTCCAGTTGTGATCCACGGCGTAGGAGATGAGCCAGGCCAGTGTCTGCTTCGCCTCCTGGGGGTATGGCCCGCCGTTAACAGCGGGCAAAAACCGCCGCGGGTCACTGTCGTTGTTGGTGTATGTTATTCTGTCCATAGTATTTATAAAAATGATATTTTAGGATGGGATTCTTCCCGGGGGGGCGTCGATGCCGGGGCGGGTGCCTCCGGCAATAGGCTGATCCCGGACAGTTTCTTCACGGCTGCCTGGGCGGCGGCGTCCGTGCCTTCCGCATTGATCAGTCTTTTCACCGTCGTGGGGGTGCCCTTCGTCACTTGGTGGTTGTACAGGCGGGTTCCCACGATGGCCGCTTCCTTCCGAGCGTGGTTCACACGCGTGGTCTGCAAGGCTGCCGACGTGGCTTTCTTTTTCCGGCCCATGGCCGCCCGCACCTGGTCTTCGTCGTAGTAGGGCGCGCGCTGCTGTAGCGTGCTCATGCCCAGGCAGCGTCCTTTATCGTCAATGATGTACAAGTGCTGATCGTCAAACATGTTGAGCATCACCCATACGTCCATTCCGCTGGGCAGGATGCGCTGGTACCCTTCCGGGGTTACAATGCTGGCCGGGTAATACAGGCGGTCCATGCTCACCGCTTTGTTCTGCATGATGATGTAGGAGCCTCTCACGCAAGCTTTCACGGCCAGGTCCCGGCTCAATAGGTCCACGATTTCCCATTGCGTAGCTTTCCGCAACGGGGCTTGTTGCTGTAATTTCAAGTTCCAGGCTTCCGCAGGGGACAGCTTCCGGGAACTGACCAGCCTTTCCGGATCGCGTGCGGCCATGGAAAGCAGCGTGTGGCGGTCCGCCTCCGGGATGCTGTCCGTCAGCGTGATCCAGTCGCTGTCCGTGGACAGGCGCACCATCGGCACCACCAGCCCCATACGTTCCCAGCCTTCCAGGGCGTGGTCGGTTCGATTGTTAAAGGCATCGTATACGCGCCAGGCTATATCCGTGGTCAACTGCTCGAATGTCGGCATCAGGTGCCGCAGCATGGCTGCCCGGTCCGGGTCTCTGATTTCCAGATAACCCTGCTTTTTCAGGAGCGCCTTTTGCTCCTTCATTAGGCCCGCCAGCCATTCCGGCTCTGTCCGGTCATGGCCGGACGGAGCGGGCAGGCAGGAACTCCATATATTGGCCGTCAGGTTCCACACGGATTCCAGGTGTGCCTTGCCGCGGGGATTGCCGCCCTGGCGGCCTTCATACCCCCGGAGCAATGCCTGGGTTTTCCCCTCCATGCCGGAGCGGTGGACCTTCACCGCGCCGTCAAACAGGTCCAGCAAGACCTGCTCCATGTGGGAACGGATCGCCGCCGTTCCGTTTTCCACCACAAGGGTGGTTCCCCGGGACGTATTGATGCCGACATTCGCCAGCAGCCCCGCCACAAACATGCGCATGTAACGCTCCGTCAATCCGGTGCGCGTCCCGTCCTGGCGCATCAGGCGGGGCATCATGCCCCAGTGCACCATTTTACCCGTGGCAATATCCAGGCAGCCCAGCTGCAAGGGACGCACGATCTGCTTGCCGCAGATAACGTGTGTGTCCAGCCAGTTGTCGTCGGACACGTAGTATTCCCCGGCTTCCATCCCTACGCGGGTAGTCAGCACCATCGGCAGCAGCGGAGCGGCGGAGCGCATCCCCTCCCGCATCACCCTGGCTTCCAGGGCGGCGGGCTTAATCCGCATCAGGTTTTTTTTGGACCAGCCAACGGGGATTTGAGGATGCCCGGGCCAGCCTTCATAACCCGGGATGACCTCTGTTTTTTTGCGCCAGATGTCCAACAGCATCGGGTAAGCCTGGCCGCCGTTGCGCTGGCAGCGCGTTTGCAATTCCGTCCAATAAGCGATAAATCCCGGATGTTTCACCCGTGCCCGGGTGGGGCGCATCCCGGCCATCCTCAAATCGGCCAGGGCCAGCAGGCTGCCGCTCATTTGCCAGGCCAAGAATTTGCGCTGGACGGACTGCCAGGAGATGGGATGCCCGGCATCCCGCATCACCTGTGCGGCCATCTTGTAAGCGGCCATCTTGTTCGGAGACGCGGCGATTTCACGGCAAGCCGCATGCAGCTTGCGCACCTTCAGCCGTTCTTCCGCGGGCAGGGCTTCCCAGCCGGGCAGCCCTTCGATGATGGATAATTCGTTCATTTCCCTTCCTTGATAACTTTTTGAAAATCATTCAACAGGAGACAAAATGCTTCCCGGTCGTTTCCGGGCAAATACTTGTGCAAATCCGCTTCCAGGAATTCAGCCATCAGCGTCGCAATGTGGTGCGCATCCTTAACGGCCACCTGCTTTTTCTGCTCCTTCAGTTCCTCTTCCGGCAGGACGTCCGCCACGGCGGCCATCATGGCCTGTTCCGGGCTTACTGGGGCGGCGGCCCGGCCCGCGCCCCGGTTCTTCAAGATGGTTTCGTGCTGGGCCAGGCGGGCAGCCTGGGCGGCGCTCTTGCTGCCGTCCTTCACCACTTGCAGATTCAGCATCATTTGCCGGGGCGTAACGGCGTTCCCGGTGGCTTTTTCCACCAATTCCAGGAGTTCGGCTACATCCTCCCCGTTCAATCCCATATAGAGAGCGGCCCGTTCCGTTGCGTCCAGTCGCATCATCGCTTCCTGGTAGCAGCGCATATAGCGGCGAGCAGTCCTTTCTGTGAAATCTAAATGTGCTTGTTCTCCAAATCGGACACATGTGTCCGATTTCGTGTTGTTTTCTTTCTTAAACAGTTGTCCCCACTCGCCGTGAGCGGTGGCAGCTTTCAAATCTTGCAACAGCTTGCCAAGCCGCAGCACGGCCAGCACAGCATTCTTCCCGGCCAGGGCGGCCATTTCCGCCTGGGCGGTGGCGTACTTGTGCAGGCGGTTGGCCTCACTAACCCCCAGGGCAAGCCGGGTTTCTCCCGGAATGCTCAAACTGGCACAAGATGATTGATTATGAATCATAGTCATGATAAGAGTATTTTATGGACGAACCTATTACCTATGAGCAATGCGCATGGTTTGCGGTTGGCTTGATGGAGGAACTTCCCTCCCGTGACATTCATTCCATGAGAGAGCTGGAAATCAAATCGCTCACGCATAGCCAGAAAATCGACAAGGCCATCAGAAAGTACCTCAAAAGCATTTTGGATTTCCAAGAGTGTCCCTCTCATTTTGATGCGGAAATTATTTCCCATATCTATATCCGGCTCCGTTTTGCCCGGGACTGGTTTCTTGCTCTCTCCTTAGAATATCCCGAATGGCACGGATCGCTTGGTCTCTTCTACGATCTTTTCGAATCAACCCTCGTATCCACTTGGAGAATACACGGCGCTTCCTGGCTTCTTCTTGCTCTGGACCTCCCGGCATTTCACCCCATTGGTGATGATCTTCTTCGTGCTCTCTATCTAGCCTCTCAGATGGACAAAATAAAACGCGAACCTGGATCGTAACTTCACAGATCATATCGTCTTCCTCATGGTTTCTTTTCTTCATAACTATCTCTTGTTGTTTTCTTATTCGCCTTGTTCAGGCAGGGTTCTCTTCAGGAATTTCAGTTCCTTCTTGTATCGGGTTAAATAGGTTTCCTTTAGTTTCAGCTTCGCCCGGGCCTCAATCCCGTGGATGGTCTGCGGGGACACGTCCAGGCAATCGGCAATTTGTTGCAGCGTCAGCGGCCCCTTTTCCGGTAGCCCCGCCCAGCGGCGGAACTGGGGGCGGCTAAGCAGCGCCAGCACCACGTCTTTTTCAAGGGATGTATATTTTTCATCCTTCATCGGTTCTCCGGCAATACGGGTAATATGGCGGTCCGGGGGTCTTTCTTTCCCTCCCTCACCTGCCGGGGTTCGTCGTCCAGGCAGTAAGCAACGCACCAGACAGCCGCGCCGATCATCACCGCTAGCACGGCTAATTCCAGCAACCGGGACATGGCTCTTTTCAAGAAAGTAATCATCCCCGTTGCTTGGTAAGTTCCTTTTCGGGCAACGCTCGGAGGGCGTCCTCGATGGCCTTGCTTTTTCGGTCCCCGATCAACACCCTGCGGACGTGGCTGGGGGTCCGGTTAATTTCCCTGGCGGCCTCCGCGATGTACCAGCCGCGGCCTAATAGCCACTGCGGAGAGATGCGTTCTTGTACTGTGGTTTTTCTCATGTTAGATTCCCTTCATGGCGTGTCATATAGTGGCGCGTCTCATAGTGGCGCGCCAATATCTAAAAACAGATTATCCGATAACAGAAGCATGGCAAGAGAAAAATCTGTAAACAAATTATTTATAAACAGATTGACGGAGGCAATGGGAAACAAGGGGCTTAAACAAAGCGACTTGGCCTATATGGCAAACATCAGTCAAGGCACCATCTCTGAATACCTAAACCCGGAAAAAGGCAGGGCACCAGGAGCAGCCGAACTAGGACGTATGGCTCAATCTTTAGGTGTCAGCATGGGCTGGTTATGGGGAATCGAAGGCAGCAATTCAACAGAAACGATTCCTTATCTTCAAATCATAAATAGGTTACAAGGGAAAGTACAGTTTGCGAAAAAAACTTTTAAAGGAGCTTTAGACTATCTCAACGAAGAAATTGAAGAAGACAAAGTGATTCTATGCAAAATCCTTCCGTCAACAAATAATCCAAGCAATAACGAGTAACTCAATATATTTTATGCTCAAATATCTTAATAGTATTTCCTTGATAATTATTGCTATAGGAGTGATAGTAATCTCTTCATGCTTGCTTTCTCAATCGCCTCCCCCTCCTTCACAGTGGGAATATAAATGTTTAGAAATAATGAGCGTCCCAGAAAATTTTGAATCTTGGAATTCGTGGAATAAAGAAGGATGGGAGCCTGTGATGAAAATGGACGGAGAACGGCAATACTTAATGCGGCGTCCTAAACATTGATTGTCATGACACTACCTCATGAAATTTATGGTCAGGATTTTATGTTAGATTCCCCATAACGAATTCATAATAAATTCGTTGCCACTCCTTAAAAAGGGCCGTGCATAAGCTATGCTTATGCCCCTATGACCAACACTCAAACAATGATTCAAGGGGACTGCTTGACCCTCATGGGAGAAATGCCGGAGGCAGCTTTTGATGCCGTAATTACCGATCCTCCTTATTCTAGCGGCAGTTCGGTAATGATCAGCAAGTCTGATCCAAGAGATAAATACAATCTAAGTCAGGCTTTTCCTTCATTCCGTAATGATTCACATGACCAGCGTATTCACATGCTCTGGACTGTTCATTGGCTTACCCTTGCACTTCGGATTACGCGTCCCGGTGGGTGGCTGATGGCCTTCTCTGATTGGAGACAGCTTCCGCTAGTTAGTGATGCTATGCAGCTGACCGGATGGACTTGGCGGGGGGTAGTTGTGTGGGACAAAACGGAAGGATGCCGCCCGACTCCCGGCATGTTCCGTCAACAGTGTGAGTATATATTATATGCCACCAATGGCAGCCGCATGCCTGGGCCTCGTTGTTTCCCTGCTGGCATTTTCCGCGCCTCTATTCCATCCCGAAAAAATAGACATCACATGACGGGCAAGCCCGTTGCTCTAATGGAACATCTCATGACGGTTCTGCCCGCGCAATCCCGGATTCTTGACCCCTTCGCCGGGTCCGGTTCTACGCTGGCAGCGGCGCAAAATTTGGGACATGCCGCAACCGGGATTGAACTATCTCCGGAATATTATCGGATCGCCTGTAATCGGCTTGGCCTTGCTTTGGCCTCGTAATATTAACAGCCCCTCTTCGGAGGGGCATTTCATATCGCAACAACCTGTCCCGTTTCGGCTGTTTCATGTTCCTTCATCGCAACTACCCGTCTCTTCTTTCCATCGCCGTAATCCCCCGCCATTGCTAGCTTTCAGGCTATTTAACCCCTAATTCACCCTATTTCAACTATACTGTCCCTTTTCAGCATGCAACGGCAACAAAAATAAAAAGAAAAATAGGAAAATCTTAAGCATACATTACCTTATTTACCTTATTTACCTTATTTACCTTATTTACCTTATTTACCTTATTTACCTTATTTACCTTTTTTATGCTTTTTAATTCTTTTTACAGGCGAAAATCAATGCCATTCTCAATACCATGTTGAGAGCAACTCTGGAAAGTTTATTCTCCTTCACTCATATATTCTGTAATGCAGTCAACGCATCGTTTCCTTACTTTTGGGCAAACACGAATTCTTCAAGTATTCCCGTAGAATTCAACAATCAATACATTACTTTTTCATCATGGGTCGACCTTTATAAAGAAATTCTGTTTTTGGATTTCTTCCTATTGATCGATCTATTAAATCATTTGCCTCCCTATTTTCATACCCGGCCATTTTAAGATACTTGCGTACATCTTTAGCTTTATTCGAAAAATATCTCACTAACATCGGAGCAAAATCTTCTTCCAGAGAATCAATTTTAAATTTGATAATCTCGTTTCTTGTTCGGAGACGTCCTAAATGATTCCGATAATTAACACCTTCTTCCCAATTTTTTAATTTATTATTAAAATTTCCTTTATTCAATAAATCCAGTCTATTTTTTTCTTTTTTCTCAAGCAAAGGATCGTATGATTCACGCAAATTCTTCAGTATGCGAGAATAATATTCAGCGTACAAAAATTTTATTTGATCAACTTGAACATCAAGATCATTAGCAATTTTTTCAACAAAAATGCTGTCTAAAAATGTACAAGCAGAATATTTTACAGAAATATCATCATCATTATTATATCTTCCCCCACCTGACTCTAAACTCAAAGGATACATGGGAGCAAGCGAAATATAGTACAATATCCAAAGCCTTTCCACAAGTTCATCCTTAGTTAATTCTGTAGTTACAGAAGAGGCCTGTAAATCCGCTTTAGCCTTCTCATAAAATTTCTCCAATTCATTATTAACAAGCATCTCCCTCAACAAGAGAAGCGAATTCCCTACTTTTTCTTCTAAGAGTTCCTGAGGATATACAGGAATTGAAACATTTCTGTCAAAAGTAACAGAGTCGCCTTGAGCAACAAATATACATGCTATGCCTAATGTACAATTTATAATAATATTATTCATTTTCTGGTGTGAGTTTAATTGATTGCCCTCCAGTATAACTATGCCTATTTCCTGGTCGATTATCTCTTTTTACCTGACAACCTTCAAATTTTCGAACTGTTGCCACTACAGCTGATTTATTTATATCCACCCATCGCCAATCAAAAAACTGAGTTGTTTTATGGACAACTAAAATTTCTTTATCCTTACTACCTACTACTTTAATAGAGCAATCCCATGTCCAATCTTGAGACAAGTTATGTTTTTCTATTTTAAAAGAAGGCAGAGTTATGCGTGCTGCTATATTATCATAAAAGCGATTTCCATAAATAAGAAAACCAGAAACTGTAGTTTCATGTTTTCCTCCCAAACTGGGAAATACTTTTTTATTATCATCCTCTGAAAATTCCTTAATTCTTACCTTTTGAAAACTGACATTTGTTGGATAAAATGTAACTTCCAATTGCGCAGATGCTCCTAGTATTTCAGTCCATCCGTCTTTACTCAT